CTTAAACAGGACGCCTTTTTGGTTCGGATCGTAATCAGGCACGGTTTTGCTCCTTGGTTATTTGAATGTATTTCTTGATGGCAGACCGTTCCTTGGCCGTCATGGCGTCGGCGACGGCGATATACAGCTCATGGTCAGCGTTAATTTGTTCGTGAACGCCTAGCACCGCCAAAGCGATGTCTTTCTCCTCGGCGTCAAGATCAAACGCAGCGCGAAACTTTTTTACAAACAAGTCTCGTTCGGCGGGGTCAATATCTTTACCCATATCGCCCCTAGGGTCGTTCGTAAAGGCGGGTTTGGCAGCCACTTCATGCGTCTGGGCGTCGGCGTCATTATCGCCCTCGGTCGGAATGCAGAACGCTTGAAAGGCGGCGTACTTGTAAGCCGCAGACATGGCCTTATTGCTGGCTTTGTCGCCCGAGTCCATCGCCTCACCGATTGTGACCACGGTGTGCTTGCTGGCATCCTCGGCGGCTACAAAGTCAAACTCTACAGTCAGCGTGACGTAGAACAACGCCGTGCCTGCTCGGTTCTGACGCTCGATAACTTGCCGATCCTTGACGCGCGGCAGGATGCAAAGGCCGTGCTTTGACAGCAGCGGCGACAGAGCACCATAAACCTGGTCAATACCGCGGAAAGCATAACCCTGCGAATGATTTTTGCTTTCTTTGCTGATTCCGATTTTGGACAGCTCGGCGGTAACTGCCGCAATTTTTTCATATACTTTCATCGTTGTTCTCCTTTAGCTCGTCTATTGCCTTGTTGCAGGCTTCTATGCGTTCTTGTTCTTCCAGTTCTTGCATCAATTGGTCTTGGTGATGCCACCAGGTCATATCGTCATCGTGCATGAGCTGCGCGCTCCTCTTGTGGGGTGCAGCCGCCGTCACCACAAGGGTCGTTAATGGCGGCAAGTGCAAACAAAATGATTAGACCGATAAATTGCGGCCAGGGTGAGCGGCTCATCGTCCGTCATCCCACGGGCCGTTCATCAGCGCGTCGTTGGTGGCGATTTCCTCAAGCTCAAAGATGGCATCTGCGCCAAGGTCACAAATGTCTAGCTTGATGTCGTGGTTAAGCGATGAAGCGAACGTGTCGCTATCAAGGAAGATGCCGATCAGGTCGGCAGCCTCCAAGATGATGCCGCCATCCAAATCCTGCGTGTACTCCACGCGCACCTCAAACTTGTTATTAAGGGCGTAGAACGTACCGAAACCGTGGAAAGTGTCTTTGCGAGGCATTTTTGTTGCTCCTGTTGTGTATGTCAACGGTTTGTAGTTTAGCAACCTAAACGGGTGTGTCAAGCAGCTTGTGACTGATTTCGACGGGCCTGCTCGTACTGCATCAGCAAGCGACCCGCGGCCAACAGCTCGGCCTGGTGGCATTGAGGGTCGAGGCGCAGGATCATCTGGATCAGGCGCTCGACGGCATAAGCCAGGTCAGCTTCCATGTTCATACGCCACCTCGCACCAGCTTAATCAGGCGCTGGAACTCGGCGATCGTAAACTCGCGCAACTGCCGGGGGCTGATGTATTCAGCCGGGCGGTTAAGGTTCTCGAGGTGGTACAGATGCCAAAGCTGGTGGCTGTGGCTGTAGTGCATATACATGGCCGATTGTGAGGCCAGCATTTTGGCTTGTTGGGCTTTCATATGTTCCTCTCTGTGGAGAAGGGGCGGCTTACGCCGCCACCCCGTCAAGGTTGATCACGCGAGGGCGTGACGGATCATCAAAAAAGTGGTTGCCTTCCATTGGTGCCGTAAAGTTGACCGGCAATTCGGCTTTGAGCGGGACGCCTTCCCAATATCGCGCAACGGTTTCGGCGGTAAACGTGCCTTCGTCAGCGTTAATGCTTTTGACGATGCCGATGTAGTAACAATTGCGGTTGCTGTGGAAATCGAGGCTCTTGACAAGGGAACCAATCTTTAAGCTGCTCATTGTGTATCTCCTATCTGTGGATGCGTTGTATTTATCAACGAAGCCAGTTTAGCACACTAAACAATCTTGTCAACACCCTAGGCAAAAAAAGTTTAGGCCGGTAGACTGCCCAGCATGGACATTCAAAAGCTCATCAAACGATACGGTAGCCAACAGGCTGTGGCCCTCGCACTTGGGGTAACGAAAGGTGCTGTCAGCCAATGGGTGAAGGCAGGGGCGATCCCTGCGGCCAGGCTGTGGCAGATCAAGGCCGGGGCTATAAAGCCACCAAAAGGACGTTAGTGGACGGTAGAAACGACAAACCCCCTCACGGGGGCTTGACGCGGTTGTGGGGCAACCATACGCTTGGGATAAGTTGCAGAGCGTGACAGTAGGGTAAGCATGGGAAACTTACCTGTCAATGTCACGCATGGATTTCTAACCATGTGGAGACAATCATGTTGTTTTATACGCGCCATTTAGGCGATTACGCACGGGATACAGGCCATCTCACCACTTACGAGCATGGCGTTTACACCCTCCTTTTAGACCGTTTTTATGCCACCGAAAAACCGTTTGGCGAGCGTGAGGCTATGCAGCTTTGTCGCCCTGCCAACGGACGGGAACGAGACAGAATCCGCCGCATCCTAAACGACTTTTTCATTCTTACTGCGTCCGGTTATGTGAACGCTCGGGCAATGAAAGAAATGGAAAAAGTCCACGAAAAACAGGCAAAAGCGAAACAGAGCGCACAGCAAAGGTGGATGCGAACGCATAGCGAACGCAATGCAAACGGTATGCTAACCAATAACCATAATCCAATAACCAATAACCAAAAGCCTGTAGGTATTGCCAAAGTTAGCACCGCGGCTGTGTTGAGCGTGGTTGGTCGGAGGGTTGAGTGATGGGTGACGAATACAGTTATCCGCCGAGCGCCGCGAAGTCCGGCCCGAAGGGAATGCCGGACGAGCGAGTGGCGCGAGCAGTTGAACGTAGCGCCTCCGGTTGGGATGAAGCCGTGCGTAATAGCCCGCTGAACCGTCTCCGGTATTACGATGCGTTGCTGGCTCGCACCGCGTTTTCTGGGGACGCGGGCGAGCGGGAAAAAATTAAGATTCGCGTTGCGGAATTGATCCGCGAAATTGGAGCTGCCGACGTATTGACCGACCCAGGCGTCATTGGGTTAGTCAGGGAGTTGTTTGGCGAGAAAGGCGTGTTGAGGTTAAAAGATCGTGCTAATTCCTCCGCTAAACAAAATTAAGGGTAATCAAATATGGTGGATAATCTGGCTGGGTCGCTGCATCAACGAGGCTCGAGATGAGATACCGAGCCAGGAGAGACGCGAACGATGGAGTCATTGGCCAGGCGTTGTCCCTAGCCGGGTTCGACGTCCTAGACTTCGCCTCAAACGGCGGCGTTCCCGATCGGCTCGTCGTCAGGTTGCTGCCGGACGGGGTGCCGTGGGTGTGTTGGGTCGAAATCAAGGTCGAAAAAGGAAAGCTACGCCCGAGCCAGGAGCGATTCCGGCAAGTGTTTGAACCCCGCGGGGAGTTTTACGTTGCTCGAGATCCCGAGGCTACGGTGCGCGAATTAATGGAGCGGTATATGGCCGCGATTAAGCCGGAGCAGCTCCGTTGAGCATTAAAGCCTTACGGGCGCCTTTGTAATGGACAATGGCAGGGTCAGGGTGTTGCTCGAGAAACTCCGGCAGGCAGGCATAGTACGATTCTGGGAGGTGTTGCACAGGGACACGTTTAGCGTACTCCCGCAGCACCTCCTGGTCGCCGTACCACACGCGAAACTTATCCGGCAGGACGTTATACATCTCGGCCAGATCCGCCCACACGCCCCAATCAGCTGTAATCGTGCAACAGCCGACGTAAGGGTAGATCTCATCAAGCGTCTTGCCGGTGTATTCGCTGAAGTCCTGGCCGCGCTGCCGCGGGTTAAAGACGGCATCACGGTTGAATTCGCGCCGGGTCATGGCAACTGCCCCCTCGAGGATCGCCTCGACGTTCAGCGGGTGACGCACGATCATGTCGGTGTCCATGTAGAACGCCGGCTCAACCAGCCCCAGCTCGGCAAACGCATTGGTGCGCCATTGCATCAGGTACTGCCGATTGCCCTGCGTAACGAACGCCCTCGAGACGCCAGGCACGACAGGCGTATAGCCGTCTGTGACCTGGATAATGGTCGCGTCAGGGTTGTGGCGCCGGATGGAAAACACCATCGCGGTGGGCATGGCGATGTCGTCGCCAACGTGAAAAAAGACAAACATCAGGAGAATATATGCTAAACGTGAACCGAAAGCGTCTATCCCGTGCAATATGGGACACCCTTTTCGCTGACCTGCCAGATCTGCCCTGGCACATCATTGAGGGGCTGGAAAAACTCGACCCTGCCCGCCAAACCGGCAGCACCAATCACGCCTCGCTCATCGCACTCTGGGCTGTGGTGCGTTATTACCGTCCCAAAGTGGTAGCCGAAATTGGCACTTATATTGGCAAGTCAACCTTTGTGTTGTCGCGTTTAGGTGCGGAAACGCATACCTGCGACATGACTCACGATTTCAAACTCCCGATCGCAACCAAGGTCACGCAGTACCACACCAGCAGCACCGAAATGTTCGCCAAGCTCGACGGCAAGATTGACCTGCTCCACCTAGACGGGCGACTACAGCCGGACGACAAGCCGCATCTCGAGCGCCTGTTCACGCCAAACACCATCATCACCCTCGATGACTTTGAGGGGATCGAAAAAGGGGTCTGGAATGCGATGCAAATTGATCTCACACATCGCATCTTGGTTTACCCGCCCGAACGGCAGTTGACAGAGCGGTTTGCGCTGGGAGATGCTACGACTGCAATCATCCTGCCCAACTTGAGGCTGACGCCGCAATGAGCCACAAAGACGCCGCCGAATTTGTAGGCGTATTGCTGCATAGCAGTACCGCCACGCATTTTCTGCATTTGCAGACGGCGAGCTACGCCGCCCACAAGGCACTCGGCCATTACTACCAGAACATCGTGGACTTGGCCGACAAGTATGCAGAGGCGTATCAAGGCCACTACGGCATCATGCCCCTCGCTGATTACCCCGAGGGGTTTAAGGTGCAGAAAGACGCCGCTGTATACGCCAACAGCTTGCTGACGTTTGTGAAGGGCATCCGAGAAGATCTGCCAAAAGACACCGACTTGCAGAACATCATTGACGAGATTGTGGGCGAAATCGCCTCCCTTCTGTACAAGCTGGAGCGTTTTAAATAAATGGCGGTCGATCGGAGCCGACTCGCAGCTGCCCTGGCGTATGAGGACGAAAAGCGTCGTCGTATGGCCGCGGCTACGGGTCAGCTAACCGATCGCCAACGCATGGAGCTGGCCCTCGCTGCTGACCGTCGCGAGCAGGCCATGATGGCCGACACCCAGCCTACCCTCGAGCGCGAGGTGCAGCGCCTAACGGGCCTGCAACCGAACATCGAGCGTAGCAACATCCTGCCCTATTACAGCCGCGAAACCGGCCTAGTCGCCCCGCAGGTGCTGTATGACGCAGCAAAGGCCGTGGTGGCGCCAGGTTTTGCCGCCCAGGGCGGTCGCGTTAGCCCCGAGGAAGCCTTCAACGTCGCCGCCAACATCACAGGCGGCAGCATCGGTGGGTCAGCATTGGCCCCGGTCGAAGGCACGATCGCGGGCATGGGCGCGTCCCGCAAAACACGGAAGGTGAGTTATGAAAGACGACAAGAAGGGCCATTCCTCCGAATCCGCCAAACAGGCGCTGGCGGAACACCGGCAATTGATGTCGGAGCTGGAAAAACTCCGCAACGGACGCCCCAAGGTGGAAATGTCCGAGGAGGACAAAGCCTGGCGGTGGCGGCAGATAATGCGCCATCGGTCGTTTCTGGACGACGTTTAACACCGGCACAGGTCGCCAGCCAATACACCGAAAGGGAGTTCGGCACCCCATACAAACTGGCGAAGAACCCGCCGAGCAGCTTGCAGAAACAAGCACCAATCGGGCGCATATTCCTTGAGGCCACAAAAGAAACGCCGCAATACAAAGCCGCTACGCTTGAATCGTACAACCGGCTAATGCCGGACATACTGGAAAAGAACAAAATCAAAAATTACGACGATCTGCTCGAGAAATCATATTTGCAGCTCGCCAAAGAGGTGAAGTCGCAGTTCGACTCACTTCCGATCGCCATGTCGTACTACCGCGGCGGCGAGGGCAACTATAAGTCCAGCAAGGAGATGTTCGAGGACATCGACAAGCGCGGGCATATGTTCGTTTACCAGGGCGGTGAGCCACACGATTTCCTTGGCTCGACCGACCCTGACACCGGCCTCTCGTACAACGAGATGTTTCGCGCGGTACACGATTATTTCGGCCACGCCGTACACCGCAACCAGTTTGGCCCGATGGGCGAAGAAACCGCCTGGGCCGCCCACAGCCAGATGTTCAGCCCGCTCGCCCGCATCGCCATGTCGAGCGAAACCCGAGGCCAGAACAGCCTGGTTAATTACTCGCCGCTTAACGCGGAATTGAAAAACTCGATTTTGGAAGCTGACGCAGAGATTGCTGCGGCCCAGCAATACGGCTACGACGAAAAAACTCTTAATCGTTTAAGGGCAAACCGTCAAAAGCTGTTCAATAACTTTCAATACGCTCCGCAGAAGTCAGTCGTGTTGCCGGCGGAGATGATCCAGATTGACTACATGGGCGCACCGATCGCGGGCTTTGAAGGATTGATCCTCCCAGATCCTGGCACCGCACAAAGCCTGGCGCTGACGCACTACAGCAAAAGCCCGAACCTCACGCAGACCGATCCCAGCCGTTATGGCACCGGCATCAAGGGCGAAGAAGCCGCCCGCCTCCGCGGCGCGCCTGACATACGCGATCGCACCTATTTCTACACCGGCAAGCCAAATGCAGTACGCCCAGAAGCAGGGCTCGGCCCTAACGTCTACACGGCGCAGGGCGAAAACCTCTACAACATGAGACGCGACCCGGCCAAGCTCGGCATCCTGGCTGACGTCGTAAATACCACCTCACCTATGGCGCAAATGAACCCTGGCGCTATTGACGCTGCCCAGCGCGCAAACGACTTCGAGCGCCTGATGCGAGCCTACGGATATGCCGGCTATTACAGCCCCGAGGCTCGAGTTGCCACCGTGTTTGAACCCACAAGAGTCAAATTAGCGAAGGCATTACGACGATGAACGACGGAACTTTTAAAAAGGGTAGAAAACCTGGGCCGGGTAGACCGAAGGGATTGCCGAATAAGTCCACCCAGGCCGCCAGAGAAGCTATTGCGCGGTTCGTAGACGGAAACGCAGACCGCCTACAAGGGTGGCTAGACGAGATCGCTAGAGAGAAGGGAGCGCAGGCTGCCTTTGACTGCTTCAGCACCCTGCTCGAGTACCACGTTCCCAAGTTGGCACGGCAAGAAATCACCGGCCAGGATAACGGCCCGGTCAAGGTACAGATCGGATGGATGGCTCCCGAATAATCCTGCCCTACCGCCCCCGCAAGGCGTTTATGCCGTTCCATGAGCGCACTAAACGCTGGGCTTGCCTTGTCGCACACCGCCGCGCAGGTAAGACCGTCGCCGCGGTGAATGACATGATCCGCGCTGCTGCTATGTACCAGGGGCCATATGGCCTCTTTGCCTACGTTGCACCGTACCGATCCCAGGCCAAGGCAGTCGCATGGCAATACTTCAAGGACGGCGCACACCCGATCATCCAATCGGTCAACGAGCAAGAGCTGACGATCACGCTCATCAACGGTAGCCAGATCCGCTTGTTCGGAGCTGACAACGCAGATGCGATGCGCGGAATGGGCTACTCGGGGGTATACGCCGATGAATATGGAGATTGGAAACCGAGCGTGTGGGGCAACGTCATTCGCCCCGCCTTGAGTGATAAAAACGGATGGTGCGTGTTCGGCGGTACTCCAAAGGGACGCAACCAGTTTTATGACATCTACGAACTAGCCACTCGAAACCCTAGCGAGTGGTTCCTGCTGCGCTTGCCCGCCTCAACCAGCGGGATTCTCCCGGCGTCAGAGCTAGCCGCCGCTCAAGCGCAATTGACCGAGGATCAATACCAGCAGGAGTATGAAACCAGCTTCTCGGCTGCCCTCCTCGGTGCTTTTTACGGTTCAGAGATGCGCCAGGCAGAGGATCAGGGCCGTATCACGCGGGTGCCATACGATCCCGAGCTGCCTGTGTATACAAGTTGGGATCTCGGGTATCGAGACGACACCGCGATATGGTTCTACCAGGTCACGCGCGGTGAGATTCGCTGCATCGACTTCTACGCCGTGTCGGGCGCTGACATCCACGACATCGCCGAGGCGGTCGAAAGCAAGCCGTACAAATACGCCAAGCATTACCTGCCGCATGACGCCAGGGCCAAGAGCCTACAGACGGGCCGCAGCATCATCGAACAGCTCGCGGTCTATCTCGGCGCCGGCAAACTCGCTGTGGTGCCGGACATTGGCCTACAAAACGGCATCCAGGCAGTACGCATGACGCTGCCTCGAGTGTGGTTTGACGCAGAGAAATGCCGTGACGGCATCGAGGCGTTGTGCCAGTACCAACGCGAGTACGACGAGGACAAGCGCAGTTACCGGGTTTCACCGCGGCACGATTGGACATCACACCCTAGTGACGCATTCCGAATGCTTGCGGTATCATGGAGCGAGGTCGCTGACAAGTCCCCAACATTGGAGCAAAAACCGCTTATGGTTGGGCCACAGAACACGGTGACGCTGAACGATATGTGGGCAGTCCACGATCGACAGACGTCGAGGAGAGCGCGGATATGAGTACCCTTTCCCCCACTCGGTATAACTACGTCGCCGTGGCCGCTACGTCCACGACCGCCTTCGGATCGGTTGGCGCGTACATCCAGCGAGTGGTTGTCAATGTCGCATCAAACACCGAAGCGTCGGCCATCCTTAAAGACGGCAACACGACCCTGGTGAGCTTCCCGGCCACGACCACCGCAGGCGTATATAGCGTTGAGCTGAACGTCGCCACCAAGGGCGCGATCACCGCCACTTGCAGCGGTAACTCCTCAATGGCCGTCGTTGGCCTGTTCAGCGATTACGTCTAATGAGCAAGGCAGGACTGTACGCAAACATTCTTGCCAAGCAGGAACGGCAAGCTCGGCAACGTCGGGAAGGGCGCCCGGTAGAGCGCACCCGCGAGCCTGGTGAGCCTGGCGCGCCCACCGCAAACGCATTCCGACAATCAGCCAAGACGGCCAAGAAATGACAGCAGCCTGGCAGCGCAAAGAGGGCAAGAACCCGAAAGGCGGTTTGAACGCCAAGGGTCGCGCTTCCTACAAAGCCGAGACGGGTGGCACCCTTAAGCCGCCGGTCAAGTCAGGCGATAACCCGCGCCGCGCTTCCTTTTTGGCTCGCATGGGCAATATGCCTGGGCCAATGGTTAAGAACGGTGAGCCGACCCGCCTAGCCCTCGCACTCAAAGCCTGGGGCGCCGGCAGTAAGGCGGAAGCCAAAGCCAAGGCAAAGGCCATCAGCAGCCGGAACAAGGGGAACGACTGATGGAACAGATGATGAGCCGCGATCTCGAGAAGTATCTCAAGACGATCGGTCAGTACGACAACGAGTTTGCCAAGTGGTCAGCTCGCACCAAGAAAATCATCAAGCGTTACCGTGACGACACCCGCGGGCAGACGCTTACCGAATCGGCCAAATTCAACATCCTTTGGTCAAACGTGCAGACGCTGAAGCCTGCCGTATACGCCAAGCTCCCCAAGGCCGACATCAGCCGCCGCTTTGGCGACAACGATCCGGTGGGTCGCGTAGCCGGGCAGTTGCTCGAGCGCGCGATCGACTTTGAGATCGAGCATTACCCCGATTTCCGCTCGACGATGAGCTATTGCGTTGAGGATCGTTTCCTCGGTGGCCGTGGCACCGCATGGGTACGCTACGAGCCGCACGTTGCGCCGATCGGCATTGAGGATGATGGCGTCAGCGTGACGTCCAACATTGAGCAGGGTGAAGGCGCGCCGCCGTCGCTCGAGCGTATCGAGTACGAATGTGCGCCCACCGATTACGTCCATTGGCGTGATTTCGGCCACTCCCAGGCGCGGACCTGGGAAGAAGTCACCTGCGTGTGGCGCTGGGTTTATATGACCCGCGAGGCGCTGGCAGAACGGTTTGGCGATGAGATGGCGCGCAAGATCCCGCTCGACCAAGGGCCGGAGCCGCTCAACGCTTACAACGAGTCCAAGCGTACCTACAACCGCGCAAAGATCTGCGAGCTGTGGGACAAGGAAAAGCAGAAGGTCTATTGGTTCTGCAAGGGAATGCCGCAGATTATCGACGAGCGCGACGATCCGCTTGGTCTTGAGGGCTTCTTCCCGTGTCCGAAACCGCTGTATGCCACGATTACTAGCGACACGCTGGTTCCGGTTCCTGACTTCGTTCTCTATCAAGACCAGGCGATGGAGTTGGACATCCTCTCCGATCGTATTGATGGCTTGGTGAAGGCGCTGCGTGTGCGTGGCGTGTATGACGCCAGCCAGCCTGCGCTGCAACGCCTACTGACGGAGGGCGACAACAATGCACTTATACCAGTTGATAAGTGGATGGCTTTCAGCGAGAAGGGCGGCCTTAAGGGCAGCATTGACCTCCTCCCGCTTGACACGCTCGCCAACGCCCTCCTCCAATGCTACCGAGCGCGAGAGGACATCAAGTCCCAGATCTACGAAATCACGGGTATCTCGGACATCATCCGTGGGACATCCTTCGCGTCGGAAACGGCGACCGCCCAGCAGATAAAAGGGCAATATGCTGGCTTGCGATTACGCGCGTTGCAGGAGGACGTTGCCCTCTTTGCGTCCGAGCTGATTCGCCTCAAGGCGCAAGTCATGTGCTTGCATTACCAGCCCGAGACGATCCTGGCTTATGCCGCGGCTCAACAAATGACCCCGGCGGATCAACAATTGATCCCGCAGGCGTTGCAGCTGCTCAAGGACAAGCCGCTACGCAATTTCCGCATCGACATTGCCGCCGACAGCCTGGTGATGCTGGATGAGAACCAGATGAAGCAAGATCGTTTGCAGTTCCTGCAAGCGTTCGGCGGCTTCCTCGCGCAAGCCCTGCCGGTTGGCCAGGCCAGCCCGCAGATGGTGCCGATGATGATGGAGCTGCTGCGCTTTGGTATGCAGGCGTTTAAGGCCGCACGACCGATTGAAGGCCAGATTGACTCCACGTTGCAGCAGTTGCAGCAAGCCGCGATGCAGCAACAGCCTGATGGCGAGCAGCAAGGCAAGCAAGCCGAGTTGCAACAGAAGGGCCAGATGGAAGCGTCAAAGATGCAAATGGAGTCGGCGCTACAGCAGGCCAAACTCCAACAGCAGATGCAGATGGAGCAGCTCAAGAACCAGACCAAGCTGGCGATGGAGCAGCAAAAGCAGCAGTTTGAGGCGCAGTTGGAGGCGATGAAGCTGCAAAGCCAGCAAGAGGCCGCTAAATACAAGGCAGATCTTGACGCTCAAACACGCCTAATCATCGCGCAAATGAACAAAGCCCTGCCAACATCATCATTCAGCACGTTTTGATCAATGAAACGCACCTACGTCTACATTGATGGCGAGTTTGTTGAGCGTAAGAAAGACGCGAAGGGGCGTTATCACTACGTCGTGCCTGACATCGTGCCGTACAAGAGCATGATTGACGGCAAGATGGTGACGTCCCGATCGGAACACCGACGCCATTTGAAAGCGCACGGCTGTGAGGAAGTCGGCAACGACGACCCGAGCAAGCACATCAGGCACGAAAAGTCGGTAGACACCCGTCTCGAGCGCATCAAGCACATGGTCAACACTCGACTGACCAACGAACAAGCGGATCGCATACTGCGCGATCTGCGAAGCCAGGCAAATTTCACCAATCCCCACAGGAGAGGCTAAATGGACGAGAACAATCCGGCGATGGAAGCGGCACGGGATGACAGCCCGATTGACCGCCGTGAGCTTTTAGAGGCAGGACTCGAGGCAGCCGAGAAGGGCGAGCCGATTGAGAGCGTTGTGCGCGATGCCGCAGGGCGTTTCACCAAACCACAACGAGAGCCGGAGCCGCAACAACAGGCCGAGGAGGCAGAGCCGCCGGTATGGCGTCGCCCGCCGGCGTCGTGGAAAAAGGATTTTCACGAAGTTTGGCAAAAAGCCGACCCAAAGATGCAGGAATACGCCTGGCAGCGTGAAGAACAGATGCGCGCTGGCGTCGAACCGTTACTTTCCAAGGCGCAATTCGCTGATGCGATGCAGGAAGCGATTTCGCCGTACATGACGACGATCCAAGGCTTGGGTTTGTCGCCCGATAAGGCCGTTGGTGCGTTGATGGAAGCGGATCATCGCTTGCGTACTAGCGACCCGCAGACCAAGTTGCAGTATTTCATGCAGTTGGCGCAGTCGTATGGCATCAATCTGAATGCCGCGCAGGCGCAACCTGGTCAGATGCCGCAAATGCCGCAGCAATCGGTAGATCCGCTTGTGTGGCAATTGCAAAACGAATTGAACCAAGTCCGTGGCGAGGTCATGGGCTGGAAGCAACAGCAGGAAATGGTGGAAAATCAAAGCCTGCTCAATGAAATCAACCAATTTAGTCTAAAAGCCGAGCATTTTGAGGATGTCCGACCGACGATGATCCAGCTCCTACAGAGCGGGGTCGCGCAGACGTTGGACGACGCTTATGAAAAGGCAGTTAGACTTGATCCGAACTTGTTTGAGCAGGTAACGAAAGCCCAACAGGCTGAAGCCGCCGCAAAACAAGCGAAGGAGCAAAACCGAGCAGTTAAAACTGCTCGCGCAGCAGCGGTGAGTGTCAGAAGCGCCACACCAGGCGTAAACACGGCTCCCAAGAGCAGCGACCGTCGTGCGTTACTCGAAGAAGCATTTGCTGAAGTCGAGCAACGTCTTTAATTAACTGATATAGGAGCATTCAAATGGCATTTGCCAACTCTAGTATCAGCGACATCATCGCTACCACAATCCAGAGCCGTAGCGGTGAGCTTGCTGATAACGTGACGAACAACAATGCGTTGCTTCGTCGCTTGAAGGAGCGCGGGAACGTCAAGACGTTCTCGGGCGGTAACGTGATTTTGCAAGAAATCATGTATAACGACCAAACCACCAACAACACTAACTCGTACTCGGGTTATGAAGTGTTGAACGTCGGTCAGAACTCGCCCATCTCTGCGGCGCAGTTCTCGATCACGCAATACGCTTCTGCGGTGACGATCTCGGGCCTGGAGATGATCCAGAACTCGGGCAAGGAGGCGATCATCGACCTTCTTGATGGTCGTATGCAGATTGCTGAAGCCCAGCTGGCCAACCGCATC